AACCGTTGAGTACCGAAATTATCTTGCTGCGGATAAAACTCAACTCCCTGACGCACCCCAAACATTTTCATTTGGGATAGGTGCGCATTAACCAGCATGGTGTCAGCCGTGCCGGTACCATCGCGGTTTACGACGGCTTTGAGGATAGCGTCGAGTGCGGATTTACTACTATCGCTCATTGCTGCTTAAGAGTCAGATTATTCTTCAATATCGTAGCCAGCGGAAAGCCGTTTGAGTGTGATGATGTCATCTTCAACCTCAACTTCAAACCTTTCATTTGGTTGAAGGGCCATGTCGTGGCACAGCTCATCAGGAAGAGGAATGACTGCAGAACCGTAAGCGTCTTGCTCCAGTTCTACATTGTAATAGCTGGTAGACATTGTGAGGGTGATTTCTTTAGTTTAAATCGTCAATACTCTAACTGCAGTGCGCCTCTGGTCATTAAGCCATTGCACAACCAAATTAACGCGTCAACGCAGTCGTCATGAGAGCTTACACCAAAGTTTACGATCTCATCTGTTAAAGCGCCAAATCTGCGAAACCTGTTAAAGATGATTTTACGCTGCTCAAACAAACCCATGATTCCTCTAAACCGCGCAACTTTATCCCCACGGAAACCTTTTACTGCATGCCAGTTCATGTTGTAAAGCCCGTGTTCGCCTAAACAAATTCGTTTAAAGTCTGCCTCCAGGGATGCTTGGTATGCGACGGCTTCTGACCAAATGTCAATGTGGCTTCCCGTTGGGAAGTATTGATTCTTATCTTTGTGGATGACGCCCCATTCTTCCATCATTTCCATTAAGGCTTCCAGTTTTTCTAGGTTGCCCATAATCCGGAGACGTTTGGAATCAATGATATGAATCTTGTCTCCGACACGCCCACCCATTACAAAAACGGTGTAGTCATTACGTTCTCGTACACCAGCGGAAAGATCGACGCCAACGCCAAGGGTGTCGAATTGTGTAGCGATGTTTCCTTTAACAATCAAATCTGGCGAAAGAGACAGCTCGCTGGTTTGAACAATTTGGTTTTGATACTGAAAGCTGAATGCAATGGGAGCTTGGCGACGCCTGTCTTGCAGGTATTCCAATGACCACATTTCGGGCCAGTATGATTCTTCGTCTCCGTGCTCATCTACGGTAATTGCTGATTGAACGATTTGGACCCAATCATTAGCTGGAGTAAAAGTACTGTTGTGAATGTCGTCGTGCCGGAAACGTGTGCCAAGGCAAATGGCGCGTCCGCCTTCAAACATAGTAGGAACAATAACTGAGTTCCAGTTATCTTCCATTGCTGATCGGATGTCGCGGTTTTTAATATCGTCGGCACTCTTAATAGCATCATCGATAATACACAGATGGGAACGCTTAGAGGTCACAGCACCTTTAAGACCAGCACAACAAACAGTGAATTCTTCTTCACCTGTTGATTTAATGCCTGCAAATTTCCAATCAATACTCCAGTATTCATTGGAGTTAATTCCTTTGGCAATTTTTACCATTGGAAAAACTTCTTTGTATGCTTTGCTTTCTTCAATAATTCGTTTAATGGCCGCGCTTTTGGGACGGGCAACATCAACGGTGTATGAGATATAGAGAATTTTTAACGGTTTTTTGTGCAGAGCGTGAACACCAACTGCCCAAGCAGTATAGAGACCTAAGATTGTTGACTTTGCTGAACCGCGAGGTGCCAGAATGTCAATGTTTGGTCCACCAATGCCGATTAAACATTCAGTGCTTTCGTTAGTACAGAGATAACGGTGCCATTCTTTGTGATGTCGTGCTGGCGGTTTGTCACCTACAACGTCACAAAAATAAGCAAAATCTGTACGTGCTCTTTCTATGTCAATATCTGTTGTTTTTTTAACAACGCGTTGCTGTGCTGCTGCACGAGCAGTACGACGGTAAACGGAATAAATGCTAGTGCCTGCCATGCCCGTAGCATAGCGTACTAATCCTCAGGATTCTTCTGACAAGATCTTGGTCCAAACACCCATGGAAGCTTCCTGGAGAGGACCTTCAATGGGATCATCTCGAAAGATGGATAACATTTCACGCAATGCTCGGTCTGCGCCAGCAAGGATTAAACCTTGTTTATCAAGCAAAACCTTTTCGTCGTTCAGTTGTTTAATTGAGCCACGCAGTTCTTTTTGGAGCATTGCAATTCTCGACGTGCCCATATCTTGTTTAACCATGCCCATGTCAATGGCATCGCGTAGCTTGGCGATGTCACTTTGCATAGAATCAATTTCGTCTTCTAAGATAGCGTTAAAGTTTCGTTTTTTGTATTCGTTTTGCGACCACTCATTGCACTCTACAATGCTACCTGTAAACCCGAGAAAACGGGCATACAGGTACATTTGAATTGGAGAAGATGTACGTTTACAAAATGCAAGAAAGGATTCGCGGTCTTTGTCGGTTAAACTTTGAATCCAGGTTTTCATGCACGGTATTGGCGTTGCGCCTGTTCGTAATCTCTGTTCTCTTTATAGCGCCTAAACATCTCTTGTTGCAAGTCAGTTGTACGTTGTTCACCTGCAGTAGTCTGGATTCCTTTACGCTGCTCTTCTCCAGAAACGCGAGTAGTTGCACGTTCTTGTTCGCCACGAGCACCAACTAAACGCTCCTCACCGCCATAACGTTCAGCTTGTGTTGCACGCTCTTGTGCTCCGGATTCCCTAAGCAATCCAGTTTCTCCTAAGTACCGTTCTGCTTGGGTTTGACGTTGCTGCGCTCCAGTAGCCCCAATTAAACGTTCTTCACCGGTGTACCTTTGAGCCTGTGTTTGACGTTCTTGTTCGCCGGCTGTTGCATAACCTAAACGTTGTTGCTCGCCAGTAACGCCAATTGTGGCACGTTCTTGCGTTCCACGGGCACCGACCAATCGTTCTTCGCCGCCATAACGTTCAGCTTGGGTTGCACGCTCTTGCGCACCAGAAACGCCGATTGTTGCACGCTGTTGTTCACCTGTTGCACCAATTAAACCGGTTTCACCAGCATATCTTTGAGCTTGGGTTTGACGTTGTTGTTCACCTGTTGCACCGATTAAACCAGCTTCACCGGCGTACCTTTGTGCTTGCGTTGCACGTTCTTGTTCACCGGAAGCGCCGATTGTTGCACGCTGTTGTTCACCTGTTGCACCAATTAAACCGGTTTCACCAGCATATCTTTGAGATTGGGTTGCACGTTCTTGTTCACCGGCTGCTGCATAGCCGAGACGTTGTTGTTCACCTGTAGTTCCGATTGTGGCACGTTCTTGCGTTCCACGGGCACCGACCAATCTTTCTTCGCCGCCATAACGTTCAGCTTGGGTTGCACGCTCTTGTGCGCCAGCAGTTTCTAAGCCGGTTCGATATTGTTGGCCTGTTGCACCAATAGTTGCACGTTCTTGTTCGCCAGCGGTAGCTGTTGTTAAACGTTGTTCGGCGCCGGCACTTTGAGTTCGCCTGATGTCTTGACCGGTAAAAAACTCACTGTTAGTGCGATCAAGTTGGGCGCCTAACTCCATGTTTAAGCGTTGTTGCGCTGCCGCTACTTCATCAAGCGCACTTTGCGTACGTACAGCTTGAGTTGGTGTAGGAGTAACCGTTGGAGGAGGCGGCGGCGGATTATAAACGACGTTTGGGGGCGGCGGTGATGATGGTGATCCCATTGTCAGTTAGTCTTTTAATGTATTATAATCAGGCTGCTCTGCCGCGTGGAGCAAGACCTTGAGCGTTTGCCATGGCAGCTCTGTAAGCAGCGTTAGAGACGGCATCAAGTTCAGTGGCAAAACTACCAGAGGCTTGTGCTAGTTGATTTTGAGCTGAGGCTGCACGAGCCGCAACCGCAGAAGGGCTTTGCTCACGAATATTTAACCCTTGGGATCCGTAAGCAAGATCCATTGCACGCGTTTTCTGTGCAGTATCTAAAACACGTTTTTGAAGCGGGTCAAGCATTGCAAGGTTGTAAGCGTAATCATCTGCGCGTTGTTCACGTGCGAGAGCCCTGTATTTATCGTAAAGGCGATCAAGATTGGTTTCGCTAATTGGGCTTGCCGGGTCTGAATAAGTTGGGGGAGTTAAAACGTTAGAAGAAGGTTCTGCCCCAGGTGAATTAATACCGAAGTTTGCATATTGCCCAAGGTCAACAGCTTTACCGGTTGTAAAATCAATTCCTTTAAAGGAAGGAAGTTGCGTTTTTGATGGTAGTTGTTTGTATTCAGAGTAGTCTGGTGCAGCTCCTGTTGCAATTCCAGGAAAGTATTTTTTCCAGGCAGCGCTACTACCAAGCCTGGAAGTGATTGCTTCAAACGGCGTGGAGAAGTCTGCCATTATCAAAGATAACGATATTGGGTGCCAGCAATTTGACCAATATTAGCTAGTGCTTGTCCGGCTTGTGCACCAGCGATTTGTTGGCCTTGCAGTTGCATCTGGGATTGAGTGGCCAACAGGGTGCTTAATTGTGCAGCAGCAGCATTGCGTTGCATGTCACGTTGCTTAACAGCATCACTAGCCTGCAGTTGATAGTTTGCAAGACTGCGGATATTTTGATTGTTAATGTCTTGAAGCTGTTTTTGATATTGGAGATTAGCTTGCCAAGGGCCCAGGGGGTTTTGTTGCTCAATAAGACCGGGATAGCCGTATTGACTAATTTGTGGTACAGCACCGGTTTGATACTGCGGACCAGCACCCATTTCTTCTGGGTTAAAAGTTGCTGTGCGCCCTAGTCCAGCGGCACCGAGAGCGGCTTTGCCTGCACCACCAGCAACGCTTGCAGCTGGACCCGATGCAGCGCCTGCTAAGCCGCCGATAAGGGGCACTGCTGCGGCTGCGCCAGCAAGCGGAATTCCGATTTTAGCGGCGTTGCCAAGTGTGGACATTAACTGTCCTGTCTGTGTACCGGCAAACGCTGCTCCCGCCGGTCCTGTCATAGGAACAGCAAATCGTCCTGCTGCTTTTTCTGTAACACTTTTAATTCCTTTGCTGCCAAGACCGCCGCCAAAATAACCAAGACCGCCACCAAGCGCAGCTTTACCTAAATCACCTTCTCTTAAGCCAGGGGCTGCACCCATTGCAGCGGTTACGTACGGGAGCGCTTGCATAGCAAACCTTCCAGCACCAAGTAAAGCAGGCAGCATGATTTAAATCCTCTTGTTTGTTATTTTAAATGAGATACGCTTTAGCCAAACCAAGGTGCAGCACCACCTGCAATTGCTCCTGCAGGTCCGCCAGTTAAGAAACCGCCGACACCGCCGATTATAGATTGACCAATGGTTTCACCAAATCCTTTTTTACCAGGTGTACCTGGAATGTACATTGGTGCTTGTTGTTGCGGGTAAACAACATTTAATTCCGGAGACAAGTTAAACGCACCTCCAGACATAGAGTTTCCAAAAGAAGGTCCGTTTTCCCAATTCCTGTATTTGTTATCATTGTCAGCGGAACGACTTTTTAAAAACCCAGAAGCTAGATCAAAAGCTTGTTTCCATTTGTTGCCGCTGTCCCCAGAAGAGTATTTATAGTTTGACGAACCAAAGTCTCCTGTGAATCCTCCTTTGGGCTTGTAGATATAATCGTCAGTAAAGAAACTGCTAGCCATTTTATTTTACGTAAGGAGTTAATTGTTGCCAGTTCTGTGCATTAGGTTGGCCCAGGGCTTGGGCAGCTTCTTGGAAGGATCCGTGTTTATGCTTTAGGTATTCTATTGGCTCTTCTTTTTTAACACGACGCTCTGCTGCTTTTTGAAATGCTTTTTTGGTTGCCATACCAACTGCAGCGGCAGTAGCTGCTCCAGCTGCAAGCAGAGCTGTATCAGTATGTTTTCCTAGTTTTTCTGCTATTTTTTCACCGATAGTTGGCACTCTAGAAATAAGTTCTTCTCTGGAGCCAGTCTTAAGTTCAATTGAAGGGCTCAGTGTTTTTGATAAACCTTTAATTGCACCGAGTCCAGCGGCAGTACCGAGTACTGCACTTGCCGTAACAGGAACACCTTTGATTCGAAGTTCAGGATCATTCAGTCCACGTGCGGTTCCTTTTATTGCTCCACCTAAAGCAGAAAAAGATTGCGTTTCAGGATCAGCCGAAAAAAATTGACCAGCTTTTGGCTTCATTCTTTCGTAACGACGATATGCTGAATATGTAGACGGAAGAACATCTGGACGTTCTTCTTTGAAATCTTTATAAGCAAGCAGTTGACTTTTCTGCCCTAGCAGATAGCGCATTGCTGCTTCACTTGCTGGAGAGATTGGGATTTTGCCTGACGGGTCTTCTTCTTTTGAAACAGGAGCAACTGCTTTATATCCTGCGGGACGAAGACCTTTGTGTATCGGACCCACTTGACCGCTTAGCATACCAATTGCAACAGGAACTGCTGCAGCCACAGTTGCCCCAGCGAGGGGGCTGTCTAAGCCAAGCCTGGGCCCTACGTATTGACCAACATCACCAACCATGCGATGCATGTTTGTAAAACGCCAAACATCTTTTCGTGTTTCATTTGTTAGGGCATCAAGTGCAGCTGCGGCTGTAACTCCTGCCGGTCCCATGCGACCTGAATCAGTTACAGTTGTTGCAGCTTCTTTTACGCTACCGTACGCACTTGAATAGCGTCCCCATGGTTTACGCTCAATTCCTTCTTGCATTTTGTTGACAACTTGCCCTGCAAAACGCTGTACAGCTTGTGCGCTGTTTGTAAGATGGTTAAGCGTTGTATTTGGATTCATTACCTCAAGATGTTGCGAACCATTTCATTTGCAGTAGTAGACGTATCTCTGGAGCTGTGGTGATACATGAAAGTTGGCGGACTATAGTTACGCGCGTATGCTAATTGAATTTGGTTGTTAACTCTTTGCTGTTCTTCAGCAGCATGCATTTGCTGCATTGCATACAACTGATGAAAGTCAGCATGGTTTTCTTGGGTAATTTCAGGTTCAATTTGATTTGCAAATTGAGCTGCTGCTGCGCTACCTAAAATACCACCGGTTGTTGCAGCAGCAAACGCAGGCGTACCAATAGATTGCAATGCTCCAGAAACAGGAACATTTACAGCTGAGTGAACGCCAGCGTGAATTAGAGATTGAGGAATTGATTGGGCAGGACGTTGACCAACCATCCGAGGAACGATCTGTTGTGCAGCAGCACCTAACGCAGCTTCAGTCCCGATTGCTTTTCCAATCTGTTTAAGACTGGCGGGATCAGTGAAGTATTGCTTTAAGGCGCTGCCAGCTGTACGGATTGATTGCGGGATGTTCATCCGATTTGCGTTCCTGATTCTCCGGGGAATTTACTTGCAGTTTGTGGACTTCTTTCGGAAGATCCTGCAGTAGCGTCTTGTGAGGAGATATACCTAAGTTTATCTGGACCTACCCTATCTTCTTCTGAAATTAAACCTCTTTCAACACCTTGGAGATAGCGATTTAAAAAACCTTGTGCAATAGTGTTGTCTGCTGGATCTTTAAAGTTGGGTTGACTCGTTCTTGATGCGTTATCAATCTTTACTTGAGATTGATCTGCAATGTCTTGAAAAAATCCGTTATCATAAAAACCTTTGTAGTCAGGGTTTTTATCTAGCTTACTTGCAAATGCGTTCTTAAATTGAACAGAGGCGTTTGGCCCCAGGGTTCCAGCATCTGGGTGGAAGCCGGATCTCCAAGCTTGGTCAGGAGGAGACGTGTAATCTTTTGAGAACGGTTGTCTCACTGTTCTTTTTTCTTACGGAGTTTGCTTAAGGTTTTAGCAAGATTTGCTTGACGAACAGTTTTTTCGTCGTGTTTTTCTGGGTTAGCAGACACCTCGGCTGCGTATTCTTTAACGCTTTTGCCAGCCGCTTCTGCTTTTTTGGTAAAGGCGCCAGGGTGTTTAATGGCGCCTTGAATCCATTTCTTATCTTCAGCCATGATTGGTAATCAGAAAGGAAGAGAGTTTACTCTTTTGGCAATGCTGGCGGCAATTTGCATTTCAGGTACAAACTTAGAAGACCGCTCAAAACGCCTTACTTTGTCTGCAGCTTTTTGTGGAAGCCAAGCTTTGGCCATTTCAAAGGCTAAAGTTCTTACTTCGCTAGGAGTCAGTTTACCATCGGCAACAGTTTGGATAGCAAGTTCAAAAGCTGTATCAACTTGAGATCCTCTCCAGCCGTGGAGGTTTTGGTCGAGGATTGGGTCAATGATGTTGTAAGCTTTTTGGACTAGCGGGCCGTAACGAAGCAGTAACCTTGCTCCTCTGGTTTTATTGATTTGCATAGTCAAACCAGTAGCTGCAGCACCGATAGCAGCCGCAATGATGGGTTCCAGT